TGTCAATCTTGCTAATACAATTAACGATTACCTTAAATGTTGTTTGACACACTATTGTCAGGAATATAGTCAATTGATTGGTGTGAAATTGATGTCATATGCCATCAAGGCACAGAAAACTCCTCCTGGTGGTGGATATCATGAATGGCATTATGAAAATGCTTCTTATCAAACCAGCAACAGAGAATTGGTATGGACGATCTATTTGAATGATATGCCAGATGGAGAAGCAGAGACAGAATTTCTCTATCAGCGTAGAAGAATTAAACCGGAACAAGGAATGGTCTGTGTGTTCCCGGCTGGACTAACTCACGTACATAAAGGTAATACTGTTTTTACAACTGATAAATACATTCTGACTGGATGGGCGCACAAAGTTCAATGACTGAATATGCTTCTACTGTTTCTGTGGCATTATATGTAAATGCTGTCAACAGAACAATTCAACAAAATGGTGTAACGAAAGTTATTAACGATGACTTTTGGAATAAGAATATTGTTCCCATTCTGTATCCTGTTTGGGATGCTGATAAGGATAAGTTAGAAACTTTTGTTTATTATAAAGATGGTACTGCCTTCATGGCAAAGAATAAGTACCAACGAAATCAGAAGACCGGTGAATACAAGTGGGTTTCATACGAATTCGATCTTTCTGCCTTTCCAGAGAGTGAAGTAACCGAACTTTTTGAAAAGTTACAGGAAAAATATATTGAATATCGTGACGTAGAAGATTTCAATTTAGATAACGCTCTGAGAAGAATTTATCAGAGAGATAATATTGTCAACTGGAACAAGATCGTAATGATCCGTAAGTTCCTTCTCATGGATAGTGATTGGACAATTTCAAGAGATAGTCCATTAACAGAAGAACAGCAAGAATTGTGGATTTCTTATAGACAAAAACTTAGAGATATTCCTCAAGATCAAGAAGGTATTCCAGCTGCTGAAGTTGTCTTTCCAATCACACCAACAAAATACGAAAAAATGGTAAAAGCAGAAGAAACATCTGCTGATTATCTAACAGACTTAGAGGGACATTATTTCCATCTAAATCAAAGCGTGTATACAAAATATTCTGACAGAATTCTAACTTACTTGTCTATTGCTATTTCGGTTGAAACAATTGATGAAATTCCAGTTGTTAAGAGACAAGACAATACAATCAGTCTTGATGATATTTTAGAAAATATTGTGAGTGGAGGACTAAACTAATGGCATTAATTTCTTTAAATCCACACAGCATCTATGACATCTGTGCTAGGTTAGCAGCAAGTGAAAATAAATGTATTTTGGTAATTAACAATCGTCACTATCATACTCTAAGTGATGAAAAGAAAGCGGAAGTTTATGAGTATTATAAAGATCCAATTGATGAAGATGAAGCAAATTGGATTATTCCTGAAGCAGAAATTGATGCTATCCTAGAAGCAGAAGAATTATTTTATGTTTTCGATACAGAAATTGTTGCTGTAGATTGCTGTTTTGATTGGTTCCCTAGACCAGAAAATCTTCCTGATCTGGATCATCACATTAAAGCATATGTGATTAAACCAGATGGAACAATCCCATACGTGAATGAAAACTCCGCTCCCGATCCCTTGACAATCAGTGAGGAGTGATCTAGACTGCTGAAAGCATTCTAATCATTATGAAAGTCCCTACACAACCTGAGTTGATCCATCTTCAGCTTCAAGCGATGCTGCGAGAGCACAACATTCCAGAGACTGAAGTAAAGTATCTTGGTGATCGTGTGTATCCCGAGACATTTCAAGCACATCCTGAATATCACGGGCAGATGATGCCTTGGTATCTGATTGCCAACGAGCATGAGGTGCCTGTGTGTGACATCGCTTCCGTTGATGCCGTGGACGATTAGGAAACTGGCCCAGGGGGTTGACAGACCAGAAAATACTTGATATACTATCTAAGTACTGAATAACTCAGTTTTATGCAAACACTTACAGAACAAGTCTTGGGGTTCAATCCCAAGACAGATGAATACGATTGTTTCGTTACAGAGATTACACCATCTCAAGCGCAACATATTCTTGATTATCACAACAAAGATAATCGTAAATTGGTAAAAGGACAAGTCAACAACATTTATCGTAGTATTGAAAATGATAATTGGTTGCTAGATGGTCAACCTATGACATTTAATGTTGACGGCAACCTTACTGAATTTCAACATCGTCTTGCCGCTATTGCTCGCTGTAAAAAAGACCGGAAATTCAAAGTAATTGTGGTTACTGGCGTTCAGCTAGATTGTTTTTCTAAAACGGCTACTAACAAACCTAGGAAACCGATCGACGAGATCCAACGTAAGCATAAAAAAGCACATCGAGATCAAGTATCTGTTCTTGGTGACATTTTGAAGCGTCAACGTCGCTGGCGCCTTTCTATTCAGAATGCTATTCTGAATTATGAACTATGGATCAAAAATATTCTCACTGGTATCGAAACTTCTGGTGACTATGAGAATGTTATGAATAAATTTAGTAACCAGAAAAAGACTGTTGTTGCTTACATCACTCTTTGTGAACGATATGGTTACATGGAAGAGTGCCAAACTCTTCTTGAACTGCTTGATACAGAATTGGAAGATGAAACTGAATCTGTTACTTTGCCGTTCCAATTTCTGAAATTCTGGAACAGTAACGCTGTGGATCTTAGCAATGAGAAGCGTATGGACTTGCTTTATTCCATGCTCTGTTATGCTACTGATAAAGTTATTGCTAGAGAAGATGGTATGATTGAATTTGACATTATGCCTGCTGATCTAGAACACACTGAGATGTCTAAGCAAGGAGTTTATCGAAAGTTCCTTGCCTGATCCACTTGAAGAACTGTCACAGGGGGCCCCGTGCCCCCTTTTTCATGCCCTATACTATTCTCATCAACAGCGCACCACATGACCCTGACCCTTCGCCCCCACCAGCAGCGTATGCTCGATGCCCTGCTGACTGCTGCCATCGGTCGCGTTACCTGCCCCACTGGCGGCGGCAAGACCCTTGTGATGATCCTAGACACTCTGCGCCGTCTCCAGCAGGCAGACTGTCCCCAGACCATCGTGGTGGTCTCTCCTCGTATCCTGCTGTCTGTTCAGTTGTATGAAGAGTTCTTTGCTGAACTGAATGGCAAGGTTGATGTTGCTACCATCCACGTTCATAGTGGTGAGGTAGAAGGTAACAGCACCACTAAAATCAACGAAATCCGTTGCCACGATGGTGTGTGTAAAGCTGCCAATGTTCATCAATTGATCTTCACCACCTACAACTCTCTGCGTCGTATCAATGAGGCAGGTATTGATGTGGATACCATCTATTATGATGAGGCGCACAACTCTGTGCGTCGTGACTTCTTCAAAGAGGTTGCTGCTGCTACCCTGACTGCCAAGAACGCATACTATTTCACCGCCACTCCTAAGTATCGTGGTGGCAACATCAGTATGAATAACACTGATGTGTATGGCAAGGAACTCATCTCTGTTCCTGCTCCTGAACTGATTTCTAACGGTAGCATCATTCCTCCTACTATTCAAGCTCACGTTGTAGATTTCGAACGTAACAAGTCTCTGCTTGCTGCTGAGAATGATCGTGAGGTGCTGGTAGATATTGTCAGCAAACTTGATGATGATGCTGCCCAGAAGATCCTGGTCGCTGCTCCTAACACCCGTGTGCTGTGGGCGCTGCTCTCCAGCACCAACGTGATGACAGAATTTGCTGCGCGTGGTTATGATGTGCTTCACATCACCAGCAAGCATGGTGCTTACATCAACAAACAGAAAGTCGGTCGTGAAGAGTTCTTCAACACGCTGACTGCTTGGGGTCAAGATCCTAGCCGTAAGTTTATTATGTTCCACTACAGCATTCTGTCCGAGGGTATCAACGTGCCTGGTCTGACCCATACTATCCTGCTGCGTAATCTTCCTGTGATCGAGATGGCGCAAACCATCGGTCGCGTGATCCGTCTTGACAAACAGGATGCTGCTGATATACAATCGGGTAAGATCCCTGCGGGTCAACTCAACTTCTACCGTAAAAGCACCGGTTTCGTGACTGTGCCTGTGTTTTCTAACTACGGTCAGCAGACCGAGAAGCGTCTTCAACGTGTTGTGGATGCTATCTTTGTCAAAGGTATTGCCCCCACTGAATGATTATGAAACTCAATCCCAACAACCCCCACGAATTTACCATGACCATCGAAGGACGCCCACCAATGTCGGAAGAATTTTGGAAGGACGAGTATGCTAAGCAGCGTAAAGACCGCCTTACTGATGCTGTCCACGATTATCTGGACGATAATGATACTTCTATACTTGAATTCTATAACGATCTACGAGATATTATCGCGGAAATGAATACTTTCCATAAAAAGTTTGCTGAGAAGGCCAAGGGTGCCCTGCTGCTGGTCAACGGCAAATTCGGAGCAGAAGATGTGGAAACTCCACCTGAGGCATGGAATGGATGACAATAAATAACTCACTCAACTGAATTCACTATGACAGAAGAAGAACTGAGAACAGTACTGGATAATCTTCTCCAGATCCAGTCTAACAATGACTATAATTTTCAAATTTTACAGGCACAGGTAGACAATCTACAGCGTCAACTGAATGAACTGAATGATCTAAAAGAAATGTTTAGGCTTCCTAAACCCGAAAATAAAAATCGTGAAGCATTCGAACAGATTAACTGATGACAATTGAATATGGAATGATGGTAGAATATCGTGGCACACATGGTTGGGTCAATTTTATCGAAGACGATTATTTTACCATTTGTTTTATCGATAAACCAGATCGATCATTACACCGTGGTCGCTACCAAGTAAACCTTTTAGTTTTTCGTGAATTTTGGCATGAAGTACGCTGTTGTGTGGATGAAACAAAAGAAGAACAAGACGACGAAACAACAAGCTATTTTTTACAATCTAGAGGATGCGATTATGTGGGAGCAGCATGTTAATATGACTGAGCACGTCAAAACTGAGATCCATCCGGTCTTTGGGGACGGTTGAAGAACTGTCACAGGGGGCCTCGCTGCCCCCTTTTTCATGCCCTATAATTACAAGGTAATCGAGAAACATACCATGACCCATTACGACACTTTGTTTAAATTGGGATTTGATGTATTAGTTGATGTTAAACCCAGCAAAATAGAATCTTATATTGATGAAGCATTTGGGTTGGAAGAACAAGACTATATTGATTTGATTAAATACGGATACTCGTTACAATCTTGGCGTATTCAGATGGGGAACCAACTGGAGACCTTTATGAATAAAGTTTTTTCTCACCTCAATGTGAATGAAATTGAGGATGAAGTGCTCTTGGTTGGTAAATATAAGAGAGGTCCTAAAAAAGGACAAGATAAAATTAAAGTAGTAAAACGTAATAAAGTTAAAGTTGGTAAAGAATGGCGTCAAGTAGACCACTACATTCGCATCAAACGTAAAGATGGTGTTTGGTTTTTGTATTTAGAATCTAAGTGTAATCTTAAATTTGACACCGAGAAAAAGGGAGAATCTAATGATAAAGTCCTGGAAGTTATGAAATCTCTTGGTGCTAATGAAGGTGTTTATTATGTTCCTGTTTTGAAGAGGATTCCTAATGAAATTACCGAACAATATTCAGATGTAAAAATTCTCGGCATTCAAGATGTTCTTGATTTAATCCCAGATTGTCCTTTTACTGCCGATATGTTCTTCGAACTTTATAGTCAAGTTAAAACTGCTTGGTTTGCTAAACTCCGTGCTGGTGAAGTATGAAACCTATTGTTAAGTATCAAGGCGGCAAATCCCGAGAGATCAAAACGATCTCGGGTTTGCTGCCTTCTTTTTCTGGAAAGATCATCGAACCATTTTGTGGTGGTGCTGCTGTAGCATTTCACTATGAAAGGCAATCTGTTTTAAGTGATGTCAATAGAGATATTATCAATCTCTATAAAGTTGTGGCATCCGATCGTTATGATGAGCTTCAAATGAGAGTTGATTATATCAAAACTCTGGAGCATGATGATCTTGAAACCGAGTTCTATGCTGCTAGGGAAGGGATCAACCAATCATGGGATTGTGTAGATCCTCTACAGAGAGCTCTATCATACATTATTGTACGGCAGTTGTGTTTCTCTGGCATGGAACGATACAACTCAAATGGGGAGTTTAATGTGCCTTTTGGGCATTATCAACGGTTTTCTTGTGCCCTGGAGCGCAAGCACCATAATTTCCTCCGCGCAGCACAGGTAAAATTCTGTGATTTTGCGGAAACTATCGAAAGTGCCACAGAAGATGACTTTATATTCATCGATCCTCCATATCTTGAGCGATTGGGGTATGCTGTTGGAGATGGATCTGACGGACTTCATGACAGATTGCTAAAAAGTCTCAATTCTACCCGTGCCAAGTGGTTGATCGTCCATTCCGACCACGAGTTTTACCGTACAAATTACTCAGAGCACAACGTGATGACAAAGGATTTTGTCTATGCTCAGCGGTTTGGCAAAAACAAAAACCATTCTGGTGCCAAGGTCCAACACCTATACATCACGAATTATCCAGTTGAAGAACTGGCACACCCCACCGTCATGGCGTACCTGGATGCTCTATGATTACAAAGTAATCGAGAGACACCCGATGCAACTCGCCACCTTCTCCAAGATCGACGGTCAACCCTCCATGACTGTTGATTACTATCCCGTGAAAGATAGCACTCAGTTCATGTTTAAGGTTCTCAAGTTCCGTGGTGTTGATGCTATGTCCTACAAGTGTATCACCAAGCGTGACTTTGAGCGTGAAATGGATGAGCGTATTGGTCTCGGTTGGGAAGTGACCGGTTTCAACACTGAAGTCAAGAATGTTAACCCTATGGCAGGTGCTTGCTGATGGAACTTCCATCCAGCTTCATTCACACTCCTCCAGAGGGATATTCTTATTCTGTGGAGGAGTTTAAATCTGGATATCTGAGTATATGGATCGGTAATCATTTTCCGTTCTCGTATACTCAAGATAGTCCAGTTTATTCTATTTGGGGATTTTATAACGTTAAGAAGAAGAAATATTTTGCTCCGGTGAATTCTAAGTCTGTTGGGAAAGAGGTTGACATCGATGATACCTCACCCTATACTGCCATGCAAATCCTGAAACCACTGCGTCCTAGCGTTTTATCCTTTATCTAACCATGAAACAATTTTGGCAAGAAGTTCTAACACTTCCCTATAAATCCAACAGTCAGGACAATCCACTTCATGAGCAGCAAGTGAAAGGTTTACTTGATAAGTATGGTTTTGATTATGAATATCAACCCAACGGGCCTCAGGCATCTCCGGATTTTCGTGTAACACTTTCCAATGGTCGTATCGTAGACATTGAGTGTAAGTCATCC